AATCCAGAGGCTTATAATGAAAGTGTTGCTTATGGATTTGCTGTGAACCCTTTACATTCGAATGAGAATGAGGTATCAGACGCTAGACAGTATTTATCACCGATTCCAAAGGGAGCTGATGCTGGACAGAACGCTGATTTCTTATTATCGAATATGAAAGGATTTGGCGCAGGTTCTGACTTGACTTCACTGCAAACAGGTCCTGGTGGATTTGGAGCAGAGTTTGTTGGAGCAGCTAATAACCTATCTATATCAGCTTCATCTGCTCAGTTGAAGTTTGCTGTACCAATGCAGCATGGGTTTGATGGTATAGCTCCTAATGCTTTGAAGAAGACAGGTAACGACATAGCTGCTAACAACACTATGGGATTCGATTGTTCTTCAGCCGCTGCGAGTGGTTCTATAGCATTTAGAAGAGCTATAAACGCTGTAAGTAATCCTGATGAGATAGATATCAATATGTTGGCAACTCCTGGTATTATCCACAAACTACACCCATCAGTTACCAATCACGCGATTGATAAGATAGAGTCTAGAGCTGATGCTTTCTATGTGATGGATGGTTCTACTTGGAGTGATAATGTTACTAATGCTATTAGTGCTGTAAAGACATTAGACACTAACTATGTTGGTACATATTATCCTTGGGTAAAGATAGATGATCCTGATACAGGCGCTGGTGTGTGGGTTCCACCATCAGTAGTAATACCTGGTGTGATTGCTTTCACAGATAGTGTGGCGCACGAATGGTTTGCTCCTGCTGGATTGAATCGTGGTGGATTATCTAGTGTTAGGATGGCTAAACAGAAACTAACCCATACAGATAGAGATAGACTATATGATGGTCGTGTGAATCCAATAGCTACATTTCCTGGACAAGGAGTTGTGGTATTCGGACAGAAGACATTACAGGCTAAACCATCTGCTTTGGATAGAATCAATGTAAGAAGACTACTTATCAGATTGAAGAAGTTTATCGCTTCATCAAGCAGATTCTTAGTGTTCGAACAAAATGATAGTGCTACAAGAACAAGGTTCCTAAATATAGTGAATCCGTTCTTAGAGTCAGTTCAAGCTAATAGTGGTCTAACAGCATTTAGAGTAGTGATGGATGAATCTAACAATACACCTGATGTCATTGACAGAAATCAGTTGATTGGACAGATATTCATACAACCTACGAGAACTGCTGAGTTCATCGTATTGGACTTCTCAGTATTACCAACTGGGGCAGCATTTCCTGAATAACAAGGAGGTGTGAAAGAATAAAAGGGGAGTATTATGCTCCCCTTTTTTTGTTAATAAAAACTATGAAAAAACTATGAAAGAATTCAATAATAACTTGTATCGATTTTTTGATTTGTTGATATTTATATATGAAGAATTAAACTTATAGGAGAACTGAAATGCCAGATTTAATAGATCCTTCAGAAATTATGTTCACTCCGTTTGAACCTAAACTGAAAAACAGGTTCATTATGTACATAGAAGGAGTACCTGCATATATAATAAAGAGTGGTAACAGACCTACTCTACAATTTGAATCTATAACCTTAGACCATATCAATGTGAAAAGATATGTAAAGGGTAAAGGTGAATGGCAACCGTTGGATATTATGTTATACGACCCAATCGTTCCATCAGGTGCACAATCAGTAATGGAATGGGTAAGACTATCGCATGAATCTGTAACTGGTAGAGATGGATATTCAGACTTCTATAAAAAAGATGTTACTTTCAATATGTTAGGTCCTGTAGGAGACAAAGTAGAAGAGTGGACACTAAAGGGTGCTTATATTCAAGCAGCTAACTTTGGTACTATCGATTGGTCTGTAAATGAACCAGCTGATATCACTCTAACACTACAATACGATTACGCTATCCTACAGTTCTAAGGAGTTTATATGAATTTTTTCAGAGAAATGCTTTCGAGTGATGCTAAGATTTCAAGTAAAAGATTTGTCGGTTTTATGGCATTCTTTATGTTGATTTGTAGTTGGGGTGCTGATACCTTTTCCGCATTCGAAGTAAAAGATAAAATTTTAGAATGTTTTATGTACATCTCAGTAGTTGGACTTGGTGTCACAGCGGCTGAGAAGTTCGGTAAAAAATAGTTATAGTACGAAACTAAATCATAGGAGTCAAATATGGCTGAAGTCAAATTTCCCACAGAAGTGGTGGATTTGCCGTCAAGAGGATTATTATATCCTAAAGACCACCCGTTAGCAAATGGTAAGATAGAAATAAGATACATGACGGCTAGAGATGAGGATATCATCACATCACCAAACCTACTAAAGCAGGGATTGGTTATAGATAAGTTATTAGAGAGCATCATAGTTACAGAAGGAGTAAATGTTGATGATTTGATTGTAGGTGATAAGAACGCTGTTCTTATAGCTACTAGAATATTAGCGTATGGTAAGGATTATGATGTTCAGGTAAATGGTGAGAGGATAACCATAGACTTATCGAAGCTAAAGGATAAAGTATTGGATGAAAAGTTGGTAAAGGATGGAAACAATCTATTTGAATTTGAGCTACCAGCAACCAAAGCTAAGGTACACTTCAAAATTCTAACATCAGGCGAAGAGAATAAGGCTAACCAAGAATCAGAAGCACTTGCTAAGGTGAGTGGTGGTATACCATATACTTTGACTACAAGAATGAAACATCAGATTGTTTCAGTCGATGGTTCCGATAAAAGGCAAGACATAAATAACTTTGTAGACTATCAGCTCCTATCTAGAGATTCAATTGCTTTACGAAGAGCGATTGATGACATTTCCCCAGATGTTGATATGAGTTGGACATATAACGACTCTAATGGGGAAAGGAGGGAAATAACGGTCCCGATGACCGTTCAGTTTCTTTGGCCTACCATCAAGTTATAGAAAAGACTTACACGAACAAATATTTCAACTAAGTTTCAATTCTCAAGGAATGTTTTCTTTCTCTGAGATATATGAAATGCCAATCTATCTGCGCTCTTTTTACTATAAGAGAGTCGCTAAACATTACGAAGACCAGAAGAAAGAATTAGAAAAAGCTAAGAGTGGAATGAGATAAAAAATGTACTTTGATGATATTTATTATTGTATAATTCCAACATTATAACCACGGAGAACATTATGGGTAGATTAACTGAAGCTGGGTTTCTAATGAAGTTTTATGAGAAGTGGAAGAATAAACAATTGTCTAAAACTGCTAAAGAACTTTTGAAAGATAATCCTCAGTTAGAAAAGGACTTGAAAAAAATCGATGCTATTGGTAAAGATATCGTTGATTTATATAGAAAAGGTAAAAGATTTTATTAGACGATGGCTAATCTAAGAGACGACATAGCATTACTGAATGAGCAGATTGCTAAGCTAGAAGAACTAGCAGTTGCACAAAAGAATTATGGTCGGGGTGTAAAGAGAGACCAAGAGGGAAAACAAGACCGTATAGCTGCTTATAATAAGACTCTTGAAGAGATTGAAAAGAAAGAAAAATCAATATTAGGAATTCAGAAGTCTCAGAGGGATATAGGAAAACAGTTAGGTGATATCCAAAAAGAATATGGGGATAACATTCTAAAACAATTTGGGTTGCAAGATAATATATCAAACCTAAAAGAAGCCGCTAAGACAAACGATGCTGAAGGTTTACGACAGATAGGACAACTTTCTAATATAATGGAAAAAGTTCTAAAAGGTGAGATGGATGCCTTAGATGTCAGAGAAGCATCTATTGGACTTTCTGGTAAAGTTAGACAGCAAGCAGAACAAATCGCTGATACCTTAGAAAACACTCCTGATATGCAAAAGAAATTCAAACTAAAGGCTGAGTTGTTTCAGAAGTTTGATGGGTTATTTGGTGGGATAGCATCAACCATTAGGGGTATACTAGCGGCAACAGGTCCAATAGGTTTGCTTATGGCTGGAATAGGTATACTTCTCAACTACCTGATAGAAACTGTGAAGAGGGGTGTTGAACTTAGAAGAGAGTTAGGAACATCAGTTGTCGAAACCGCTAGGCTTTCAGCAAATATGGAAGCAGCGGCTTTTGCTTCTGCTAGGTTCGGTGGTAGTATGCAGATGGGTAGAGATGCTGTAAAAGAATTAGTTATGGAGACTGGTCTTTTAGAGGACATAAACCTAAGAAACTCAGCGGCTCTTGGAAAGTTTTCAGCTAATTCAGGTTTAGCCGCTTCTGAACAGGCTAAGTTGTTGAAGGTTATGAAG